ATCTTCTTTTCAGCTGCTTTAGCTGCATTGTCATCATTAACCTTTTTACCGTCAGCCGCTACATCTTTAGGTGTGTTAACCATATCCATAGCGCCTTTAGAAGATTTCATTTTATCATGCATACCCTCAGGTTCAGTAGCACCTTTATAATGTGCCTTTCTGTCACCTTCAAATATTGACATTAATTTTTCTCTAAAAGTCATAGTACTTTCTTTCATCTTTGGTTTATCATGGGTATACCCCATCTTTGCAAATTTAGCGTGATCCATCGGTGTCTTTGCCGTTACTTCTTTGCCAGTCTTAGGTTCATACATCATATGAGGATATTTCACAGCTTCTTTTTGATCTGCAATTTTATTTGCAGTATCTTTTTTCATAGTTACTGGATGAGTCTTTCCACCGAAGTTGAAAGACTTCTTTCCTTTTTTAGCTGCATCTGCTGCAGCACCATGAAAAGCAGTTCTTTCATTTGCAGGAATATCTTCAGGTATATGATACTTAAAGCTTTCGTTTACTTTTTTTAGGACCTCTGTATTGGCCCTATGTTGTCTAAATGGATTATTTTCAAACATTATTGTCTCCTTTACATCCACATGTGGGCCACATAGGCTCCTACTCCGGCAACCATTGCCGCGTATACTACTTTATTTATAATACTAACTGTTCTGGCATTATCATCAACTGCTGTCTGTATGTCATCGAGTTTAGTAGAAAGTTTATTAAGTCTTTCTCTCATATTATCATGATCATCTTGTAATGCTATAATTTTTTCTTCCGCTCTTGCTAAAGAAATCATAGCATCTGCTAACTTATCGATTTTACTTTCTATTCTATCAAGTCGTGTTTCATTTGTCTCAGCTTGAGCCATCTTAGCGTAATCCTTTATTATTTTCTTTATGAGATCTTTGTCCATAAATATATTTATGCGATGTCAAAATATTGACACCACCAATAACTTGACTGTGTTTTACTGTCAGGTTTTTGACACTCATTTTCTTCCTTGACCTCTATACTTTTTAAAACTTCTTCTTTTATGTTTATTCATAGTTGAAGTTATAGGTTTTCGACCAATTGTAGTTCCGTGTTTATTAGGTTCATGCACAGATACTGGTCTAAACATTTTTGCCATTATTCAGATTTCCATATAGTCCATACACCATAAGCAATCGCTATACCTGCAGCAATCTTAGCCAATGGTGATAAAAATAAAATCATAAGACCAAGAGCAATACACACTGCTCCGTCCATAGATGTTCTTTCCTTTATTCTTTCTGATATCCAGTTTTTAATCATTAGTTATCCACCTTTGCTCCTGCTCTCCACTGGAAACATGACCAATATCGAGCTTTGTGTTTTGGACCTGGGTTATCGCAGTTGTGTCTTGCACGAAATGATTTTCTTCGTGCTGGATTATCTCTTTTAATACTCATGTTCGGATCACCAAATCTTACAACTACAACTTTACCACTTGGACCTTTTACATATACTTTAAATTTTTTATTTGGATTTTCTGAAGTTCTGATAGGATCATTAAGCTTTACAGTCTTTCCTTGATATTCAGCTTCAGTAATTTCTAAGTCATCATACAAATCACTTGTTTCACAAATATCATCAATCCATTCTTCTTTAAATTTTTTAAATTTATCCAAACTCATGACCTGCAATCCTTTTCATTTGTTTATTAAATTCACCTTGGCCGGGTTTTGTTTTATATAATTTTTTAGTAAGGCTGCTATCTTTCTTACCTTTAATTCTATATTTAAATCCTTTTGCTTTATGTTCAGGATCTGTTGTTTTTACAAGTCTTCTTTTGTATTGAGATTCATATGACTCTGGTCCTTTTGGAGCATCAGTACCTTCGTTCTGACCAGGCGTTTGTTTCTTCATTAGCTTTACAGATTCAGGTGTACCATAATCATACATGTATTCTGCAACTTCTCTACCTTGAGCTTTCTGCCGAAATGCTTTTCTTACTTTAGCTTTTTCTATTCTATCAACATCTTTTATTAGTGAAGGTTGTTTAACAATCTTACGCAACTGTTGTTTAAGTTCACCCGGTGTTTTTGCTTTCATATACATTGTTGGCAAACCTTCAATTTCTACTTTGAAGTTTGTTTCTTCTTTTGTCAATGCTCTCTTTATTAGTTCTTTTCGAGTATCATCAGCTTTTGCAACAGTTGTCAATATCTTTGCTTTTCTATCAATTTCTTTTGCACGCTTTCCTGTTGTTCTGAACATATCAGGTTTTGCTTTATCACTAGGACCAACTAATCCTCTTTGTAATTTAGCTTGAAACTTTTTCTTCATAGATAATTCTTTAACACCTCGATTCATTTGACCGAATAGTTTTAAAGTGTTGCCTGCGAGCTTAGCTTCTTGTGGTCCACGTTTAGCATCAAGATAAGCAGCAATCGCCATGTCTCTTCGTTTCTTTACGCTTTTACCTTTAAACTGCGGTGCTTTAGATTTTTTAAAATCTTTGATGTAAGAACCGATTCCGTCTTTTGGATCTAGTGGCATAGCTTATCCTACTTTGCGTTCATTGCTTTTGTCATTTGAGTAATAACTCGTTTCATATCAGTTTTAGGTATTTGAATAAATTTACCTTTACCTCTTCCATAATTGATTTGAAAGCTTGGTCCTTTTTTACCAGCAAATCTATCAATTTGAAAACCAGTTATATCATCAGTATACATATTAGTTGCTTCTTCGATTGGCTCAAGTTCTTCTTGCATTTTTTCACTGTAAGTTTTTTGTCTTACTTCTTCAATAGCTTTTCTTAAACTCATTTCATGCTCCCTACTTTTTTCTTAGACATAAATTTTGTATCAGCTGGTGCAATCATACCTTTCATGCCTGCGCCAGGATCAGCTTTACCGTGATAGCCTTGAGCAAAACCGGGTTTCAGTTTCTTAACTTTTCCACCTTTAGCTTTAAATGCATCAATTGCTTTTTGATGCGCTGCCTTCTCTGCATCAGACATAGCTTCTTTTTTCATAAGTCTATTTGTAGCTCTATCAATACCACGTACTCTCATTGAAGCTTTTCTTTCAGGACCTTTCATATAGTCTTGATCTTTGTGTTTACCACCTAATTTACTTATTGCATCTTGTGTAGCATCAGCTCTACCTTTGTCAAATACATCTCTTGAGGCTTTACCAATATAACTCTTTGCAAGATTTTTAGATATCTCTTTTACAGCTGCTTCATTTGTTTCAGCATGTTTTTTATACATGTTTTTAACAATGTCGCTTTTATGTTCATCTGGATATTTCTTTTTAACAGCGTTCATAAATCCACTTGTGTTGCCTTTAAATTTTTTACCCATATCACTTATGTTTTTCTTTACCATAGGATTGACCATGCTGGTTTTTGCTCTAAAGGCTGTGCTCGTAACTCTAGCTTCACCTACTGATTCTTTCTTGGATTTCTTTTTACCCTTACCACTAAGATCTGAATCGGCACCGTAGTAAGTACCTTTACCTTTTCCAATGTAAGAGTTGACTCTTGCCATTCCCCATTGCTGTGGTGTAGTACCCGGTCTATGACCTGTTCTCCAAGCAGCCATTCCTCTATTGTATACCTTCTTTAATGTGCCGAGAGATATACCAGATTTAGCTGACTTTTTCTTGAGTCCTTCATTTTCGAATAACTCTTCAAAGGTTGAAAATTTAAGCATCTTCTTTACTCCTGTTTTTAATTTTTCTTACTTTAGCTCGATCTAACATTCTGGCATGTTTTACTTTATCGACCATTTTTTCTCTTTCAATTTTTTTCTTTGCCATAGCTACCGCATCTTCTCCATACATTCTTCTATACTTCAATGTATGCTTACTCGGTTTTGTTTTTGCAGTTGCATCTCCGGGTGCTTTTTTATAAGCAGCTGGATTATCATCATCATACTTAGAATACTTTTTAAAATGTGCTAATCTCTTTTTCTTTGTTGACTTGGATAGTCCACCATAATAAGGTGCAGGCTGAGTTCCCGGTGCTTTCTTAACATCAGGATCTTGTCTGACTTTTTGGTTGCCTTCTTTCTTCTTTTCTAATAACTCAATATCGTCGATCCATTTTCTATAAGACTTACCGTTCATTTCTACAATGACATAATTACTTCCAAGACTGGTAATATTAGCGAGTTCGTCACTGCCCACGACAGTAACACTATCACCAACACTATACAGATCTCCTTTAACATAGTCCTCTCTTTTCTCAGAGACTGGTACAAAGTGTAATTTATTTTTATAATCCTTTTGTTCTTTCAATCCCATCCCTCGCCTTACTTCATTATATACTTTCTTAGCTTCATTATTTGAAACACTTCGTGGCAATCCTTGTGAGAACTGAGTGAAGTCACCATCACTTGCAAGTTTTCTCATCTTTGAAGCTGACATACCTGATACGTCATCAGCATCTGGATCGCGGTCTCCGGCTGAAATTACATTTATCTTATTAAATTTGTAAAGTCCGTGTCTTCCCTTTACACCATTATACTTATCTAAAAGCTTTTTAAATTCATTGATTCTATCTGAACCAACTATCATATTAACATTCTTATATCCTTCGTTGTATAAACTCGTAACTGCATCAAATACATTCTTAACTTTTTTATCGAGCATGACTTGTCTTGCATGCTTTGGAAAAAACTTTCTAACAGTTTTAATTTTATAATTATAATCCAAAGGATTTTTCTTTTTATCTGAAGATTGTGACAAGTATACACGATATGGATTTTTACCTGATTTGCGTGACAACTCGTTCATCAATTTTTCATGTCCTGTTGTAGGCGGATTCATACGTCCGAAAGTAAAGTATACAGTTTTGTCTTCTTCAATGAGAAATGATCTAAATGAACTTATCATTAACCTTTTTTCCTCTGTACTTCTTTCTTACGTACATCTTTAAATATTCTTTTTGCCATTCTTTTAATTCTTTGTTGCAGTGCTGGTTTTTCAAGACGCTTTTCTATTTCTTTCTTTCTTGCAAATGTTAACTCACCTTTAGGTATTCCACGTGTAAGTTTCTTTGCAATCTGTGCACGTGCTTGTCGATTTGCTCTTTTTTCAAGAGTCTTTTTATTAGCCATCTTTCTCATGGCTCTTTGACGACCAATTTTAATTCTTGTTTTTAAACGCTTCATTAATCTTGAGCGTTTCATTCTTTGTTGCATGTTTAAAGCTTCATCAACATCTACTTCTTCTTTTGGCATTTCATCAGGCCATGTAGCTTCATTCTTTGCTTTCATATCCATTGCAGCTTTTGCGGCCATGCTCTTCTTTTCTTTTTCATCTCTTTTCTTTTGATTCTTTTTTTGTGAAGCAGCTGCTTGGTATTTCATTCTCATCATTTGATCGAGTGACATGGCTTCTTCAACTTCTTCTTTCGGATACATTTTGAATACTTTAGCACGAGCTTTGTCTATATATTTTTTTCTATTCATCATGTAGTCTCTTGGATTCTTTGCGAGAGTTCTGGCGTGTTTGACAATATCCATAGCACTCTTCGGTTTAAGAACTGAGGCTTCTTTTTTAATAACTTCTTTATCTGTCTTTACCATTCTTATTCCTACCTTACCGTCAGGTTTCATATATCTTTCTGGTTTTCTATCAGCACTTTGTACAGATGCGTTAACGTCATCTTTTGTTTTAGTGATAAGTTTCTTACGCATAAATTTACTTATGCCTTTTTTACCTTTTGCGGGGACTTTTAAATTTGGAAGTTTTTTATCAGGCTTCATCGAGAGTTCTTTGACTTCTTTACCCTCGTTACCATGATATTGTTTCTTACGCTTTTGAGCGTAATAGTTGGTTGCATCATCTTCGCCCGGTCTATATTTCGCGGTCGTCATATGTTTAAAATCTAATGGTGCCATTAGTTCCTCCCCGGCTTGTCCCATCCTTTTAATATATCTGGTGAAAAGTTTGCGTATGAGAATTCCATACGATCAACAATTTTCACTGCATCACCACCAAGTTTATCAATAGCTACATAACCTTCTTGTCCTGTTGTTTCGTAACCATTACGAGTCTTTAAGAATGTTTGTGCGCTATTTAGCTTATTAAGTATATTTATAATTTTTAATTTTGCAAGAACTATAGATTTTTGTAAATCAAACATCATTTGTAAACTTACTTTATTTTGTGGTGAAAAGAACTTGAGTATTTCGTTAAGCTTTTTTACTTGAGCTGTTTTACCTTTTTCACTCTTTCTTTTATCTATCTCTTTTTGAAACTTTTGTTTTATGTATGATATTAGTTTTTCAACGTGGGTCTTGGTGTTACCAATGACTTGACCTTTTCGTACAAAAGTATTATTAAACGTTTCAATAGTTTGAGCGAGATCTTGATTAGATTCGAGAGTACGTAAGGTAGTACCAGAAATTTTATTAAAAATCCTGCCAGCATTACTAAGATGTGCATTGACTTCCTCCGTATCTTTTTTAGTCATAGTGAATTGTGTCATGTCTCTTAACATTGCGTCTTGTGACCAGACATTTTTACTATTACGAAACTTACTTGTATCAACACCGTAAGATGCTTTCATGGTTTCAAAAGAATTACCTTTATATGTAGTATGCCATACTATACCAATCTTTGCAGCTTTAACTTTCTTTGCTGCTTCAGTTCCTACAGGCACTGCATATACAATCGTGTTTGGATGGAAGGTAACGTATGATTTTCCTTTAAGTTTTTTTGTTTTAACTTCGCTTGAATCAAATAAAAAGTCACCTTGTACAACACCTTTGATTCCAAGTTCAGGTAAATACTTTAATGCTGCTTTTAATTTTGCATTGAGATCACCACTAGTATCGTCATCAACATCATTGTTAGATTTATATACTTTAGGAGAGACATTGAATATCCCTTTCTTTGCAACAAAGAATTTACCGTCACGAGGATCAATACCGGCAAAAACAGCTGGAGCTCCATCCCATTTGACACTAACGTTTCCATCTTTAACACCCGCTAACATATCTCTCAATGAACGTAAAGCAAGTATCGCTTGCCTTGTTCCATCGACTCCACCGTAGAGAACTTTATCCTCAATGTGAGTCATATGAGTATTTTTTTGTTCTGATATAAATTCTTTAAAGTTGATCATATTTCTTTCGCTGACCTTGGTATTGTAGCTATAGGAAAGATTCCCATTCTTGTTGTTTTTAGACCATAGTTATTTGAAGCTTTAGTGTGTCTAGCATGTAGTACGCCTTCATATCCTGATCCAATCTTTGGAACATTTCCATTAGTATCATAATGCTTTGAAATAATTTTAAATTTTTTACCGGGAGCAGGAACTATTTTCATTTCACCTTGATGAAATTCATCTACATTTTGTAGGCCTCTTGCTTTACCAAAATCTTTTCCCCATATTGCAGTCTGTTGTAATCTTTTACTTATATTTTTTCTATAAACAGATGTCTTCGGTGGTAATCCATCAGGATATAATTCTTTTATTTTAGAAACAAAAGATTGCACTTCTTTATTATTTTTATAAAATCCAGCTTCAGTGAGACCACCATATTGTTGAAAATCTTTAGGGCCTTTTCCTTTATCATCTTTATGTGAAAGCCAACCAACTTGTTCACCTTTAGTGTTAAGTAAATAAAAATCTGCCTTAGGAGTTCCCGGAGGTTGTCCTACTCCAGCTACCTCAATCGTTCTTCCACCGCATATCATATCGAGTGCACCTGTCTTTGATTTGGCAATTGTTGCTTCTAAGTGTGTTCTGAATTTTTTTAGGAATGCATCTTCTTGTACAGTTCCTGATCCTTGACCCTTTCCTCCAAACTCTGGAGATTTTAAGAAGTCACTTGGATATCTTAAATCGCCTTTATCACTTTTAAACGTAGTTTTATAACCTGACTTTTTAAATTCATCAGGCTTAGGCATAGGCGGAGGAGTTTTTAATATTGCATCGCCTTTTTTAGTCATAAATTGATTTTTAGG